GCAGCAGTCAAAGCAGCGAAAGATGCAGCAGTCAAAGCAGCGAAAGATGCAGCAGTCAAAGCAGCGAAAGATGCAGCAGTCAAAGCAGCGAAAGATGCAGCAGTCAAAGCAGCGAAAGATGCAGCTGCCAAATCAGTAAAAGACGCTAAAGATGCAAAAGACGCTAAAGATACAGCAGCCAAAGCTGCGATTGTAGAAAAAAAGATTGAAAATTGGTTAAAACAGAACGAGGATGCGGATGAAGAAGAATTTAAAAAATTACTTGATTTAAATACTTTAAGATTTGACACGTTGAGTAAAATTAAAAAATCACATATTATAAAAAAAACGATGAACATTCTTCTTAATAGAAGGAGGGTCAACACTCTTGTCACTGCTCCAAAAGGTATATTAACAAAACCATTCACAATGAAACTTTTTTAATATATTAAATGAAAAATATATTAAATACATTTAAAATCAATATATAAATGCCAAAAACTCTAAAAAAACACATTTGTAGTTTAAAAACCGTGTCCAAAAACATTGATAAAAAATGGTCGTACGACGAAGAAACAAAAAGATTTTCACACCCATTATATAAGAATCGTCTTTTCACGGCCATTTGCGATAATTCAATAGTTGAAAATGTATATGAAATCACCACATACGCAGGAACACGTAGTATTAAAAAAAGAGAGACCGTGAGCGCTCTCTATCCATATATACATACAGATGAAGATCCGAAAAATATCGGATATAATTTTTGCAAAAATAACACCTCATTTAAAATTGTTTCAAATAAAATGAATAGTTATTGGGAAACATACCATGGGAAAAGATATCTTAAATATATTGATTATCGTAAAACAAGAGATGAGAATAAGAGAGCTTGGTTGGAATTAAATCCACCGAAACGTGTCGCAAAACATGTCGCAAAAATCAAAACTAAGTGATAATCCCCATTGAATTATAATATTTTTCACATCTCCTGATAACGATATTAGTGATTTCTTTTTCTGTAAATAAATAGAAATCGTGAAATGAACCTATTTTCTTAGATCTAACAGCATCATTTATAATAAAATATGGTATTTTTTTCATAGAACTTTTATTTTTAATAATATTAATTGCCAATTCTGCGGTCATAGGCCTCATATCATTTTTACAATTAACCCACATTCTAAAATATTTCTTCAAAATAAAATCCTTAACCATTGTATTGGTTGGCATATTGGTTAGCATGTTTACATTTTAACAATATATAATTTTAATCAATTTTAAAGATATTATTTTTTTAAATTGAAAAACAATATAACACCATAACCCATATCATAAAACCATATTATAAAACATGTCTATCTTTGCTATGTTTGGCGTTGTCCCGACAATACTTGTTAAAACACCGGTAAAAACATTCCTCGGTAAAACACCTGTAAAACAAAATAAAAAATATAATATAATTAAAAAAATATATCCACGACAAAATCGTACACAACATCGTACGCAAAATAAAGATAGGCGACATTTTCAACGAAAAACTAAAAACAACAAAACTTAGTCCTCATATTAAATTTTAAAGACCTCGTTTGACAATGACAACATTTCATAGCATAAAATGAATTTTCTTCAACCAGTTTTTCATAACAACTAAAATGGTACACATTTGAACATAGTTTACATGTGACAGATGATTTTTTTTTTATTTTCAAGTAACATATCAAACATTCATCAATTTTGGTATAGGATCCTGAAATGTCTTTAATTTTAACGTAGCTATCCATATATAATTATACTTTTTTTTTTAATTTACCAAAAGTCCCCACCAGACGATCAATTGTATAAAGTCCGAAACCATAATTACAATTTAAATATTTATGATGATTTAAATGGTCACCACTATCTAAAAAACATTTTTTATTAGAGTGACTAATACAAGTATTCAATGTCACAAACCCAATCCAACCACCAAAAATATATATATTCACTATACAATTACAATACCACAATAAAAGAACACCGATAATAAAAGATCCAAGATTACCAATAATATGTTCCAGAGCATCTGCATCAAGTGATTTGGAAACACAGACAACGCCCGTATGATGGTGTTTATGTAAATGATATAACGCTTTGGTGTGTAAAGGTCTATGCGTTAAATAAAAATACCCATCGCTAGCCACAATTAAAAAAGGCAAATAACCAATTGAATATATGAAATCGTTATAGTTTATTGGGTAATAATTGAAGAAAATAACCGTACTCGGCAATGTATATAAAATTTGATTTTTTAAACTAGATTTAACAGCCTTATAATCTTTTAATGGCGCATCATAGATTAACACCATTAACCAATAACAAATAAAGTGTATAAAAAATAATATCAATCCTACCATAAAATTGTATATAATATGTTTTTAATAATATTTTAAATGTTTTAAAAATATTATTAAAAAGAATATTTAAAATGGTTTAAAACATATATTATACATTATAACGTAAGAAGCCGTGGGGCTTAGATCTCACGTAGCTCAGTTGGTAGAGCATCGGTCTTATGAGCCGAAGGTCTCGGGTTCAAGCCCCGACGCGAGAAACCCGAGTGGCGCAATGGATAGCGCATCCGACTTCTAATCGGGAGGTTGTGGGTTCGAGTCCCACCTTGGGTAAAAATTATTTTTTTTTTGCGACTATTTTCGCAAAGCCAATAATGTATTATGGGATATTAGCGATAAAGATTTTATTAAAATCGTAAAAGAAAGTATATTTTATAGCGAAGTTTCTAGAAAAGTTTGGCTATAAAAATAATGGAAATAACAGTGTTATTAAAAAAAGAATAAAAAAACTGGATATAGATGTTTCACATTTTAAAAAGTACCACATCCATTCCGCTCATAAAAAAATTCCTTTAAAAGATATTTGTGTTGAAAATGGTACGTATGCTACAAACCATTTAAAAAAAAAGATTATTCAAGGAATTAAATTGGGAACATAAATGTAGCTTTTGTAACAAGAAATAAGATGGATGATGACAGGAGAAATTGCACCAATCCCACTAGAATTAGACCATATCAATGGTAATAATAAAGATCATAGATTAGAAAATTTAAGACTTTTATGTCCTACTTGTCATGCAACAACGGATACGTATAAAGGTAGAAATGTGAAACGCGTTAAGATAGAAAATAAGTGCGTAGATTGTGAAAGTAAAATTTATAGACAATCTACGAGGTGCCGCTTGTGTTCTAACAAAAAATTCCCACCTAATAGAAAGGTTCAAAACCGCCCAAGTTTGGACCAATTGGAAAAAGACTTGGAAACATTACCAATGACGAAAGTTGGGAAGAAATATGGCGTAAGTGGAAGTTGTATAAGAAAATGGATAACGTTGTATAGAAAATGTTAGCGGCATCTAACGAGGTTGATTTCATTTTTTTGCGACTATTTTTCGCAAAATTTTCTTGTAACAAATGCCGCCTGGGCGATATTTATTTTAAAAAGACCATTTTTCAAATACTTTTTATTTTTTCTTCGTTTTTTTTTTCTTCGTTTTTTTTTTCTTCGTTTTTTTTTTCCTTTTTCCTTGTCCTTTATTATTGCTTTCTTTACGGGTCTGTTTTTTAAGGGGATTGGCGAGAGAACTTGAAGGATGTATTTGTTGGGGCAATACAGGGGCAGCTCTCGCACGAGACCGGCCGCAATCGTATGAGTGCGCTATCAAAGCTGCTCTTGGATCAATCATGGGGATCCTATTTTCAATCTCATTCATATTCATATCTTCTTTTCCCATTTCAATGCGTTCTCTTGCTTCCTCTTTCTCTATTCTCAACATATTTTCCATTTCAATTCTTGCTTCTTTCAATCTTTCAATCTCTATAAAATCATCAAAATCAGACGCAGAATCTTCTGAAGATGAATCCGCAGAATTATTCATTAGCATAGCACTTAAATGTAAATTTGAATTACGACTTGAAGGAACCTGTGCTTTCGGAAAGCTCTTTTTGAAATTACTTTCATTTAAACCTTTGTTTTCCAAATTCCGAAGGTTCGGTGTTGGCAAGGAAACACGTTGTGAATTGTGTTCTACAGACATTGAATTTGGCGACTGACTATTGGGTGAAAAATAGTTTTCTGGAAACATTGAATTTGGCGACTGACTATCGGACGAAGAATAGCCACTTACCTCCTCTGGTGAATGAGACAGCTGACGAAACATTTGCCCTTTCTGCATAATTGCAAATCTTGATCCGGGAGCTGTGTATGATTTTTGCATATTATAAAATTTTCTGAAACAATTTCTTAAACAACGTTCAAATTCCTTTTTGCGAAAAACAATTTTTTGCGCTGAATTTAGTTTTTTAACATCGCGTATAAATTCTGCTACGTCATTTTCTAATTTCGCAGCTTTTTTTTTGTTTACGTACAATTGTTTTCTTGCAGTAGACTGTATTTTATGCACCGCTTTTTGATGTACCTTTTTGGTAGCGTTTTTCCGCTTCTTACGTTTAGCCCTGGTTCTATTTATTCTAATATTTTTTTGAATTTTTTTTGCTGCTTCCTCTCTCTTTTCCTTTTCTTTTGCTGCTTCCTCTCTCTTTTCCTTTTCTTTTGTCTCCGTTTGAAATTTTAAAACAGCAGATTCGTAGTCCTCTTTGTCTTCTTCCGACATGTATCTGAGTAGTGATCCTGGTTTTCGTCCACTAATTTTCTTGGGCGGCATATATATATAATTATTATATAATTATTATATAATGAAAACTAAGAAAAATAAAAAAACAACCAATAAAGCAAATAAAGCAAATAAAGCAAATAAATCAGCTAAAACAGCTAAAACAGCTAAAACAGCTAAAGCAAAAAAAGCAACCAAAAAAATAAAATTCACGGACAAAACATATCCATATAAAAATCATAACAAAGGAAAAGCATTAGATAATTTTTTGAAATTAAAATCAAAAAAAAAAATATCATCTAATTCTTTATTGGGCATTGCGACAGTGGATTACGGCACTGAACGCGCCAGAGTTAAAACAAAATACCGCAATAAATCCCTTTTTGAAAGGTGGAATGATCCAATTGCTAAAAAAAAAATGGTTAAATTTGCAAAAAGATTAAAAGCACAAGATTTGGAAAGGGGACGAAAATCAACCGTAAAAAATGTCATGACAAGAGCAATTTCCCTTTCTTGGGGAACAATAAATACAATGAGACCTGCCGCTGCGCTTAATATTTATAAAAAATATAAAGCAACTAGTGTTTTAGATTTTACGGCTGGTTGGGGATCAAGAATGGTGGCTTGCGCTGCATTAGGTATTGATTATGTAGGTATTGATGCTAATAAAAATTTAGAAAAAGGCTATGATAAAATTATAAAATTAATTAAACCACATACAAAAAGTAAAATTAATATGACATTTAAAAAGGCAGAAGATGTGGATTTTAGTAAATTGCCCAAATATGATTTTATATTCACTTCGCCACCATATGAATACTTAGAAGTCTACGAGAATATGCAAAATTACGAAAACACTGATAAAATAAAGCAACCGTATAGCTCAAAATTAATTAAATCACAAGATGCTAATGGATTTTACGATACGTTTATTATACCGGCGATAATTAACGCGTTCAAATATTTACCAAAAGGTAAATTCATGTGTTTAAATATACCAGATTTAATGTATGAAAAAATAAAAAAAAAATGGAAAGCGGCTGATAAAAAAGAAAAATATTTTATTACAAAACGGATTGGTAGCAATGTTTCGCAATCTTCAAGAAACGATTCAGAATACATTTATTGTTGGATAAAATAGTTTTTTTTTCCTTTTCAGTCTTTTTTCTTAGCTTTTACCTTTTCTTAGTCTTTTTCTTAGTCTTTTTCTTAGCTTTTTTCTTAGTCTTTTTCTTAGCTTTTTTCTTAGTTTTTTTCTTAGTTTTTTTCTTAGTTTTTTTCTTAGTTTTTTTCCTTTTCTTATTTTTCTTAGCTTTTTTCTTAGCTTTTCTAGACTTTCTTGTTTTACCACCACCTTGTGTACGTTTTTCACTGAGTGGTTGCTGAGCACGTAACGCATTTTGAATCTTTTTAGCATTTGCCATTTCCCACATTTTATCACTATAAATAATATCCCTGAAATCTGGTTTTAATTTCCCTTCGTACACTGGACGTTTAGAATGATTTTTGTTTTGATACCCTCTGCCTGGGCTTGGTTTTTGTGGTTTTTGGTCGTCCACAGAATAAAACTTCTGTTGCATATAATTCTCCGCATCACGCGTTCCCATTTCAGCAAGGTTATACTGTCCAAAATCACGTACTTTAAAAACTGGAACAACATCACTCGCTGACCCATCCGTATCTTCTTCTGTACCTGACACTTTATCTAATTTATCATTTAATCGTGAAAATGCAAGTTTTACAAAACCTGTTTCCTTGTTTTTTTTTGTTTTTTTTGTTTTTTTTGTTTTTGTTTTTTTTGTTTTTGTTTTTTTTGTTGGTGTTTTTTTTGTTTGGTTTGATGGTTTCTTGATTTTCCTAGATTGAATACTTTCTTCCACAATGTCTACAACCAATGCATCTCCAAACGCGTTGTCTACAAACATGTCTACTTCCAACAGATTGACATCTGGCGGCTCAGTAGCAGCTTCCGAGGCAACAGGCGACGCAGCGGGCGGCTCAGTAGCAGCTTCCGAGGCAACAGGCGACGCAGCGGGCGGCTCAGTAGCAGCTTCCACCATGTCTACAAACGGGCCATCTACCAACGCGTTGTCTACAAACATGTCTACTTCCAACAGATTGAAATCTGGCGGCTCAGTAGCAGCTTCCGAGGCAACAGGCGACGCAGCGGGCGACTCAGTAGCAGCTTCCTCCATACGTTTTGAATCTGAATCAACTCTATTTTCAGTTTGAAAACTGTGTGCAACACGATCGTTGTTCGGTGATAATTCATGACTAACCGGAACCATATTAACCGGTCCCACCTGGTTACCATTCTTCCAATCTCCAACATATATACTACCATCGGTACCAGTGTACATTCCTTTACCATCATATTTACCATTCTTCCAATCTCCAACATATTCCAAACCTAAATGCACACCAGCCCAAGTAAATGTCCCATAACCATCACTGACACCATTCTTCCACTCCCCCACATATTTATTACCATTGTCATGAGTATATGTTCCTTGACCATGCATTTTATTATCCTCCCACCCCCCCACATATTTATCACCAGTGTGCCAAGTAAATGTCCCATTACCATCACTGACACCATTCTTCCACTTTCCCACATATTTGCCAATGTTATTAGTAAATGTCCCATAACCATTTTTCACCCCCCGATACATTTGTCCATAATAGACCGAACCACTTTTATTATGTATTGTTTTTTTGCCGTCTGCTGCTTTTACTCTTTCTATTATATCCACTTCCTCTACGGGCGAAACAGCATAGCTACGTTTTGAATCTGAAACAACATTTACTGCTGTTCCTGTTTTTCTTCTCTCTTTCTTCTCTCTTTCATGATAAAGAGCTCTTTCTGCATAGGAGGGCAGAAAATATTTTTCCTGGTGATGATAAAAGCTATCAACAACTTCGTCTTCCCAATAGGATATTGGTGTTACAGTAAAGTCAAAATTAATCCCGCCCTGCTGCCCACGGCAATTAGAAAGTTCGCTGCGTATTATGGGACAGTTGTCCTTCCATGATTGATCAAAATAATAGCTCTTGAATCTGGCAGTTTTTTCTCCGTTTGTAATGAAAATGTTGCCATCCACATCCTTACCGAATGCACCATTTTCTATATTTGTATGAAAATTATAATGCGACCCGTTCGTTGTTATTCTTATAATTTGATCCTCAGCTGAAAAACCCTCCCCAATGACAGCCAGGCTTATTTTTTCTTCTCTATCCACGAGATCCGCAAGTGCCAAAACTTGTACATCTCTGACTTGAATTTGTACTTCTAATATAATTGACAAGATCTGAAAATGTGTGTCTGAATTGCCTGTCGCAAGGGAAATGCTGCTTAATTCCCACCATTCTGCCAATGGAACGTACTGATTCATCACAGGATCGGGATTATAGAGTAATTCCAAAAGACCAGTCTCTTTAATTAGAAAGATACTACCAGGTGCTTGGATTTTTATACATCTTCCACTTTGGCAATCCGTCCCATGTCCTCCATATATCAAACCAAGAAGGTGTTCTGCCACTACTATTATCATTTCAACAACTTTTGCAATGGTGATTGTATTTCCCTGCGAGTAAGCAAATTCTTCAAAATCGTCCGGAAGTACCGATAGCTCACCGTTCCAGTCTGCCCACTTTTGTACCAAACCCTTGCCAATTAAACGTGGTTTGTTCAAAAAACTCCAACCACCCAAAACAGACCAAATAGAACATAACCCATCTCCTCTTGTACCACTATCGTACGCTATTTTTTGTCCCTCTACTGGCTTTGTATTTTGTTTGATATAGTTTTCTAGTTGAGCCCGCGTCGGGACTGGTTGGTTCTCCAACTTCGCTCTATCCACTACCCTTTCCATCATCTTGGAAAAATCATCTTCGTCATCGTCCGTCATAAATCTCCGCAGCACTATTGGATATTTATAAAATTCTTCCCTTTCAGCCATATATATATATATACGTAATAAAAAATATTTCCATGAAAATGCTCCCATTACACTTTATCATTGATTTTTAAAAAAAAACCTATTGTACATTTTTTATTTTTTTTTTATTCGGGACCCGCATCTTTTGCAAATTTTTCCATAGCTTCTCTTTTTTTTTCTTGTATATTGCAACAATGTTTATCTAAACTGGTACCGACACCAACGATAAATTTGTAAACTTTGACTTTTTTCGTTTGTCCAATTCTATGAGCACGGCAAATAGCTTGATCTTCCACGGCCGGATTCCAATGTGGGCTGGTAAAGAATACATTGTTAAATTGTTGAAGATTTAACCCTTCACAGCAACTTTGTATCTGAACCAACAGCACATCCGGTTCTAACATGGGCATTATTAAATCTTTAATTATATTCGTTTGTTTTTCAAATTTGGATTTTGCAAATATTTTAGTCCAATCATCGTCTTTTATCGCCGGTAATCCAATATAGGTTCGTTCTTTTGATGAAATTTTACCATTCAAAGCTTTAACGGATAACCCTTTACCAGTTAACATTTCGGTAAGCAATTCCATTTCACGAACGTAATGGCAAAACATTAATATTCTACCATCAACTTCAACGGCTTTTTCAACGATTTGTCTTAATTTCGTATTTGTCGTACATGGCGCCCATTTAATATCAGAAGGAATGTCACCCTGGAATATAAGTTTTTTTACGTGTCTGGATAACATTGTTGGGGCTATACAAGCTTGCCTAGCACGAATTAAAAGTGGTAAAGGTGAATCTCCTTTCAAAAATGCAATGGCGGAATCTACATTTTCAACGGTAACATTTGTAAAAGATAGCATTGAATGAATACTTTTAATTACATTTTCCTCTTCTTTGCTATCAAATTTATCTATATTAATTATAATGTTTTCAACTGGATCCATTTTCAATCCTACTTGTTTTTTACTTCTCATTAAAGTATATTTTCGCAAAATATCCACAATTTCTTTTGGTTTTTCCAAAATATCGTCGTAAATTCCCATAAGTTTGCATAATGAAATAAGATCCTTACCTGAATTTTGAATTGGCGTTCCTGTAATAAACCATGAAATATCACTTTTCAAATTAAGCGCCCCCTTATGTTTATTGCTTTTTGGATTTCTAAGGTGATGCGCCTCGTCGTATATAATACGATCCCATTGAATATCCCAGAGAGGTGAGTGCCATTTCTCACGTGTTCTTTTGTTGAATGGCCTCTCCGCCACCATACCATATGTTGTTAAAACAATGTAATTTTCTTTTATTTTTTCAATAGGCATATTCTTTTTATGGCCATGGAATACCAGCGGTTCAAAACCTAGGAATTTCTTGATAAGTTTTGACCATTGATGAAGAAGAGCAGAAGGTAGTACAATTAACGTGTTCTTTTTGAAGTTGCCTACCCACGTTCCCAACATTACAATAGTTTTACCTAAGCCCATTTCATCTGCCACAAGGCCTGATTTTCTAGTTGGAATAAGTTTACCTGTAATTCTACCTTTTGAATCAAACGAAGTATGAATACCGTTCTCTTTTGAAATGCACCAATTCATGGCTACGGTCTGATAATCTCTTTTTTGAATATTGAACATTTTCATCCATTTGTTGATATTAATAAAGCTGGTGTCAAGTTTATTACTGAGCTCTGCCCTAGTACACGACATTTTTTGAAGTTTATTATTTTCAATAATTCATAAAAAAAAATCAATTTATATACGTTTGCGCCATTTTTTTTCATTTTTTTAGATTTTTTCATTTTTTTAGATTTTTTTCATTTTTTTAGATTTTTTCATTTTTTTAGATTTTTTTCATTTTTTTCATTTTTTTTCATTTCATTGGTGCAATGGAAATGTAACTTACAATAATTCTTCTAATATCCAAGGGCAATTTGCCCCCGGGCAAACCATTGTAATTCATTATGGAAGAATCTTCGCATTTTTTTTTCAATTTCAACAAATTATTTCTGAAAAGCTGTAAATAATTTAGATGTTTGACGCTCAAACATCTAATATTGAGGATGGCGTTGTAACTTTCTATTTCAATCAAAAATGTATTTATCTTGATGTAAACAGTTCGCATATAACGGGTAAAGCCGCAATCTTTATCCAATGTGTCAAATTCCCTATTTATTAGCAACATTAAAGGTCTTACAGTGGAGGCTTGAAAATGAAGTGTGCCATTGTTATTTTCGCTCCTTTTTTTTAAAATTTCGCAGTGTTTTGCGCGAATAGCCTCTATCAAGTATTGATCAGCGTACATTTTTTTTGTTTTTACTAGCTTAAACTTTACCATTAAAAAATATTCAATTTTAATTGTTCTTGATTTTTTATTCCTCTTCGTAACCTTCGTCAAGGCGTGTAAAAGATAAATATTTTGGACACCAGATTGCAACCGGTTCCAAACAGCCATGAACTTGAATTAAAATTAGATTTTTCACCTGGGTTACTTCGCCTGTTTCATCGTGGTAGTAGTCAATGCCATGGTAGTTAAAATCTTTTAATTTTTCGGCTGTATCTGGGATTAAAATTTTTGGATCTTCTTCCATCGTTACGTCAGTGTAAATAGACATTGTTTTAATGGCTTGACTAAGCATTTTAAAAAAATCAATTTATAAAAAAAATATGTGCATTTTTTTTTTTTAGATTTTTTTAGATTTTTTTAGATTTTTTTAGATTTTTTAATTTTTTTTAGATTTTAGTCATCGTCCGAATCAGTGTCAGCCTGATCCGCCCAACTAATGCGAGTTGCAGTTTTTTTGTAAAATGCGATCGCACCCTCGGCAATAGGCTTAGCTGTAATTTTTTTCAAAATAATGGGTGGTAAAGGTAAAATTTTCAATGGTTTACCCCAGGATCCTTTACATGATGTATCCACAGTCAATGGAGCTTTCAGGCGAGATTTCATAGGAGCGCTATCAAGGGCAGCGAATTTGTTATTCGCAAATGACTGTGCTTCTGCTATGCGAATAAATTTCCCAGACCTCTGAATTTTTTTAGGCTGTGAAAATCCGTCAGAATCCGGCATTTTGTTCTTCTTACGAATGGAACTGCGATTTGAATTTTTCGCAGCAATTTTTGCACAGTACTTCGTAGTATGGCCAAATCCATGGCAATAATTGCATTCATTCTGGGATAATTTCAGGCAATCGGCCATAACGTGGCCATTATCCTTGCAAAAGCGACAATTAGAAGGTCTAAACTGGGTAGCTTTAGTGAAAGATGACATTTTATTAGTATTATATTGGTTTGTTGCGTTTGATCAATTTATCAAAACAAATTTCAATTTTATTACCACAATGGTCAATCCTTGCTATAATATAGGATATCCTTGCTATATAGCTCTGTATAATATAGGATATCCTTGCTATATAGCTCTGTATAATATGGTATCCTTGCTATATAGCTCTGTATAATATGGTATCCTTGCTATATAGCTCTGTATAATATGGTATCCTTGCTATATAGTTCTGTATAATATGGATATCCTTGCTATATAGTTCTGGTATATGGATATCCTTGCTATATAGTTCTGTATAATATGGATATCCTTGCTATATAGTTCTGGTATATGGATATCCTTGCTATATAGCTCTGGTATATGGATATCCTTGCTATATAGCTCATTTTATCCTCAATTAATAATAAAATTGATTAAATATCAATGATTTATGGAACAATAACATCTCACAATAACATCTCAATAACAAACTTAATAATTATTAATAATGTCGCAAATGCAACAAATTTTAAACAAAATGAATTCTATGGAATTGACTATTATTTCAATGCAAATGAAAATCTCAATCTTAGAATCTTCAAAATCCAATGCTCGGAAATCTGCTAGTCGCAAATCTAATGCTCTGAAAACTAAAGCTATCAAACTGAAATCTAAAGCTATGAAATTGAAATCCAAGGCCGAATCTGTGAAAATGAAATCCGCAGAAAAAGCAATTAAATTAGCGTTAAAAAAAGAAAAACGATCCGCAGAAAAAGCAATTAAATTAGCGTTAAAAAAAGAAAAACAATCCGCAGAAAAAGCATGTAAATTAGCTACAAAAAAAGAAAAACGATCTATTGAAAAAGCCATTAAACTAGCTGCGAAAGCAGAAAAACGATCTGCTGAAAAAGCCATTAAATTAGCTGCAAAAATGGAAAAAACTTTACTGCTTAAATCCATAAGAATGGAAAAGAAATCCGTTGAAAAAGCACGTAAATTAGCTTTGAAAAAGGAAAAAACATTGCTTCTCAAATCCATAAGAATGGAAAAGAAATCAGTTGAAAAAGCACGTAAATTAGCTACAAGAATGGAAAAATCGTTGTTACAAAAATCTATAAAAGCGGAAAAGAAATCCGTTGAAAAAGCGCGTAAATTAGTTTTAAAAAAGGAAAAAACATTGCTACAAAAATCTATAAGAATGGAAAAGAAATCCGTTGAAAAAGCACGTAAATTAGCTGCAAGAATTGAAAAAAAATCCATTGCAAAAGCACTTAAATTATCTACAAGAACGCCACAAAAAGCCGTTACGCCGCCCAATACCGTTATGAGCTTCTTCACTTAAAAAAATCAAAAAAAATCAAAAAAAATCAAAAAAAATCAAAAAAAATCAAAAAAAATCAAAAAAAATCAAAAAAAATCAAAAAAATGCACATATTTATAAATTGAAATTTTTTTTTTAACAACGGTAAGTATTCAAAATCAAATGGATAAATTTCAACATCAAATTAGTTTCACCCGTTACGGCGGTTACTATTATACTGACATTTTATGGGATAGAATTTTACAGTTCCTTGGAATTGGAAAATACCTTGAGCACTGGAAAATCGGTAAAATTTATGTTCGGTCCGATATAAAATTCGGTCCATCCACAAAAATTCATGGCCACCGATATGTTTATGAGGATACAATTAATTCTCATGACGACTATTCTTATGTTGATTCAGTATCTTTGGTTAGACAAAATTTCAACATCAATACGTTTTACCGTTTAATAAAAAAGACACCGAAATCGCTCACTTTTTGCCCAATTTTATGCGTACATGAAAAAGATGTGAAAAACGGTATGAAATTATTAGGAATTCATCGTCATTACAGGTTTGCCGATGGAATCAACAGCCGTAACCCAATAGGCAAAAAAATAATTTTAAAAACTGCTCCTCAAATTCCAGAGGGATATGGATTGTACGAGGAGCGGCATTATTACTTCAAGCGAACGCACCACCACACAGACAAACAATGGAAAAATAAACCGAAAAATAATTTCTTACGTAAAAAAAAGCCAGACAAGAAAACAGTAAGTGGAAGAAGCGGTCATCAAGGTATGTACGGCACTACTTTCGGCGATATTTTAAAATTAAAATAAAAAAAATCAAAAAAAAAATCAAAAAAAAAATGTACATATTTATAAATTGATTTTTCTTTTTTTTGAAATCAATAACCGAAAAAAAAAATGGAAGAATATCCAGCAATTACATATGGACCATTATTGGCGTATAATGAAGACAAGTTGGATGATATTATTATAAATGATATCCGTTATAAATACGATAAATATGGAAATATAACGGGTTTTAAAAATGGCTTATTTGCATATGATAGTGGTCATTATTTGGAAATGATAGGTACATACAAGAACTGCGAGATAAAAATGTACAAATGCGGATATTTTTACCATTAAATTGATTTATTTATTCATATTTTTTTTTTACAAAAAAAATGATATCAACTCTTATTGAATCCGGAATTAGAGGATTAGTGGCCGACGCACCACCATCTTTACAAGCTTTTTATAGAGCAAATAATGCACCAGAAGAAATCATAAACCTTGTTGGGTTATCCAATAAACGCTTCGGCTCTGTCTGCGAATCGCTAATTACTACATTAGTTGGCGGTGAAAAGGTCCCCGATCAAAGAGGCAAAACTGGTTGGGATATGGAAATCGGTGCAGCTCGTTTTGAAATTAAATCCAGTAGATATTGGAGATCCGGTAAAAATCAATTCTTTAAATGGCAACATGTTCTACCTGATCACGAATGGTCACATTTACTATTGTGCGCTGTGGATTTTGACCGACTTCGTTTATTCGCTTTAAATAAACCAACATTTATGAGCCTTATTGAAATTGGTAAAATTACGCAACAGGGTGGAGCTGGTGGCCAAGGCTGTTGGTTTGAAATTAAACATATAATTGACACTGCCACCGAAATTACTGGAAATACGAAATCGGAATATAACCAGCAGTTATTGGATTTCATTGCCATTAATCCTGCGTCAAATGAGGCCATTTCACAGGAAGATATTAATAAATCACTCAGAATGGGCAAACTTTTCAAAGAGAATATGAAAAATAAATAAATTGATATTTTAAATACTTATCCAAAAACAACATCATAAAACCATAATTCAAATTCAAATTCAAATAAAATTCAAATAATGTCTTCTTATACAAATCAAACTGCTTCTCAATGGAAACCAACTGATAAAGTTGAGTCTCAACCTAAAAGGATTAATTTCACCGAACAAAATAGCAATCCTGAAACAGGTGTAAGCCTATGCGTTCCATTTGCTTTTAAAAACGTGAGTTCAAAAAAAGTATTTTCAATATTTAAAAAACCAACGGTAATATTAGATAGCATTCGCACTGAAGTGAATTTGGGATTAATTGATAGAATTGATATTAAATTTCGCAAAGATGGCAACAAATGTGTATTCATTCATTTTGCTCCAGGTAAATGGAACGACAATGAAACTACAAAAAACTTTTTAAACCTTATGAAAAATGGTACACCTTTGAGAGTGTCAACTGATAATAACGGTCATTTCTGGAAAACTATTATTTCAAAATCTGAAAGACCATGCGATTACATTGCCGAAAACGCAGAACAAGTAGAACAAGCAGAAGAAAAACAAGCCGTAGAAGAACCAGCCGATCCAGTAGAAGAAAAACATGGAGAAGAATACGATGTTTACGGACAATCTGTTGAACAAGATGATTGTTTTGCTTAAAAAAAATATAAAAAATATAAAAAATATAAAAAATATAAAAAATATAAAAAATATAAAAAATATAAAAAATATAAAAAATATAAAAAATATAAAAAATATAAAAAATATAAAAAAACGGAGTTTACTCCAATTTTTTTTATATGTAGAATATATAATGAGCAGAGTAAAAAGGAAATATACTAGAAGAAGAAAGAAAAAGGCTGGTGCATGCGGTACATTGCTGTTTTACGCTCCAAGTATGTATATCACGGCGGTTGAAGTAAAAAATACTATCAACAAATCGCAACCCAATACCATAGAATTGGGGAAAATAAAAACAAATTCTGATATATGGGAGATAGATCCAGAACAAAAGAAAATAGATGATCTTGCTGGTGTCAAAGGAGATGTTTGGCCAAAATTTAAAGATGGTTGGCCAAATTTGTTTATAAAAGATCATCATAAAATAATGCAAAAAAATGTGGTATTCCTTGCTTCTTTAGATACACCAGAAGCCGTTTTTTCACAAATGGCTGTAATGTTTGCTTTACCAAAATATCGCGCAATAAATTATAAAGTTATAATCCCATGGTTTCCAACGGGTACAATGGAGCGTATAACTGTACCAGGAGAGATTGCAACAGCCAATACGTTGTCCAGGATATTATCAACAATTCCGATGTGCTCCTCTGGTCCGAGTGTTATAGGTCTTATAGATATTCATGCTTTGAGCGAACAATTTTATTTTAACGATAATGTGCTTGTTGAATTGAAAACTGCTGCTGGACTTTTATGCAAAAAAATTGATGTTATGCAAACACAACCTGTTATTGCTTTCCCCGACGATGGTGCACATAAAAGATATAAAAAAATATTTGAACGATATTTTAAAGATAAAGGTAAACAAGCTAATTTTGTTATATGTGGAAAGGAGAGGGATGGCGACAGCCGTAAAGTGGTGATAAAAGATGGCATAGAACATATTGTAAAAGATTGCCATGTAATAATAGTGGATGACTTAGTTCAATCTGGTGGCACGCTTATAAAGTGTGCGGAAGCTGTACAAAATGTAGCTAATTGTAAAATAAGCGCCTTCGCCACCCATGGTGTTTTCCCAAAAAATTCATGGGAAAAATTCGTAAATCCTGAAGGAAATGCAGCGACAGCGATAACTAAATTTTATATAACGAATTCAATACCCGTGTCGGGTCGTTATAATATTCAAGGTGGAAATGTTTTTGAGGTTCTATCAATCGCTCCAATTATTGAGTATTTTATTTCGGAAACAAATTGTAATAATCGGTATAAAAAATTGTACGATTCGTAAATGTTTATTTGAAAAAGGTTTATAAACAAGTTGCTTATAACATAAAGATGGAAAAATTAGCAAAAAGAAAAAAACCTTTAACCGATCAAAAATGGTGCGTTATATTGGGCAAGCGTTTTGGTATGGATTACCCATATTCGTGGGATCCGGTTAATCAAGAATTTCGCGCTTTTTATGGTAATGATATCGGGCTTTCCGAAAATACAATAATTCTTTTTTTCTCGCAAAAAAGAATTGCACTTCTCCTTGGTGCTGCTGAATTCGCGGGAGAAGATCCAATGTTTCCCTCAATATTATTAAAAAACGCAGTACAAATAAAATATCGCTGCACCTTAACAGGGGAAATTAGATTTGGTAGTAAATTAATCGTGACTGAATTGCCAATTGAGTCATTTGTAATACCCAAAGATGGTGAATATTTCGGTTTACTAGATTTTCTGTCCGCATGAATTTAAATTGATTTATTTTTTTAAACAATAATTAAACAAAAATTAAACAAAAATTAAACAAAAATAAAACAAAAATAAAACAAAAATAAAACAAAAATAAAACAAAAAAATGTCAAATAAAGCTGTTATTACCGTTACCTTTGGAGATTCGGGTGAGAATCATGTTGGAAATCAGATGATTGGTGAAAAAGTTCAAGAAGGGCAAGGTTTTAATTTGGAAGATTTTCAAAAAGCAAAAGAAATCGCTGAAACCAATCCTGAAGCAATTGTAACTATTCATAATTTGAAAGAATTATTAATAGATAATATTGGAGAGAAAAATACAATTGAAACAATTACAACAGGTATGTTAGAATATCTTCCCGATTGCGCTTTAATTGTTATTGAAAACCTGGTTACAAATGCTGATTTAATTGAAACAGAATTATCGGCTTTGGAATGGGATACTAAATATTGGGATACTAGACGTCAAAAAGTGTTAAACAAAAGGGCAAGGAGTAATTTATGTTTTGATACAATTAATCAAGAACCTGATTATGAAAATGGAAAAGGTAGAATAGTTTCATTTGAAAATCTACCAAACTTGAATATTGTGAAAGAGAAAATAGGTGAAATTTTTGGAGAAAAAGGTCAAAATTTAATTGGTGAAGGAAATCGTTATCCTGATAGAACAAAAAATGGTATTGGTTTTCATGGGGATGCGGAGAGATTAAAAGTGGTAGCTTTGCGTTTAAATGAAGGTGATGGCGATAGAGGTACAATGCCTATTTGTTGGCAATGGTTTCATCGTTCAAGGCCAATTGGTAAAAAGTTTACTTTAGATATTAAACATGGTACTATTTATGCAATGAGTGAATATACTACAGGTTTTAATTGGAGAAGAAGCAGTTTGTACACCCTGAGACATTCTGCTGGAGGAAAAAAATATACAACTCTTAAAAAATATAAATAATTCAATATTGTGTTCAACAAAATAAAGCTTGCGAACGAAGCTCATTTTTTGCAAAAATATTCTTCCTCCATAAAAAATATAAAAATAGATCTTATATTTTTCACATATTAATTTTTTCTTTTTCTGCTTTTTCTTTTTCCGCGGCGTTTTTTCCTCTTACGACGCGTTTGCCTCTTACGATGCATTTTTCTTTGTTTTTTTCTTCTACGACGAGACCTTCTTTTGCCTCCACCAAATCCAGGGCTGGATCGCGATTTGTTGCGCTCTTTATTAAGTCGGGCTACTTTATCTTGGCGATCATTGCTTAGTTGAATCGTCAACAGGTTGGATTCAATTATCTCTGCTTGGTCTTCCGGTGTGAACTGCTTGAAGGCTTCTAACTCTTCTTTATTTAAATCTCCTGGAATTTCTCTTATTTTTATTCTTTTTATTCTTTTTATTCTTTGTTGATTTGCCATCTTTATATATTAATCAAATATTATTAAAACGCGATAAATAATTTTTAAAATAATTACTTTTTCTTTATTGCTTTGTGTTCTTTGTTGTTTTTATGCATAAATCTTTTTCTGTTGTGGTAACATTCGTAATTTTTATGGATAATGTTAAAAGGCCATTGTTTTGGCACGTTTATTTTTTTTCGTCTTTTTTCGTCCACCATTACGGGCTCTAATTTTCATCGCTGTACCTTCGCAACTACATGTATACAAAGTTTGATTTGACGATATATTTATTCTAACTCCCATGATTGCTGTAGCGCCTAAACCAATAGCTTGTTTTTTCATTATATCAATCGCTTCTTTTTTTGTTTCAGCAAATGCTGTTGTTAGACCAGTCCAATCGTTTTTACCAGTACCAAATACTGAACCCCAACTCGCGTAATAACTTCTCGCAATACTCAAAGATTTAACCTGCATACCACTAACTAAACCAATTACTTCATAATTATTCTGATCAAATGTACTCGTTGTTGTTAAAACCATTTCAGCCATATATATAATGAAATTTTTTTTTTTAAATTTTTTCAGCGTTGTGAATAACGATCAAATATTCCAATTTTATTCCAATTTTTAAATTAGCAACATTATGTAGAATGAAAACAAACGTCAAAAAACAAGTTATACAATTTATAGTTATGGTTATCGTGGGAATGTTATTCAATCCAATGAATGTATTGGCTTATAAAGTGACTGAAATATACTTGTCATTAACGTTGTTTTATGGCGGCTTGTTGATGGCGTCAAATATGATGTGGGCGCATGAGATAATCCATTATTTAGCAATGGGGCATTTCAACACTCGTATATTTTTAATTGGTTTAACGCTATCAATATTGACGGTGTTCCTACTTAAAGAGCAGCTATTCGTTGGGGATAAACAATGGTTAAAAAGGATGATTCCGCACCATTCAACTGCTATTACGACCACTACAAAATTATTGGAAAATAATAATAATTTTAAAGGTAATCCAAAATTGTATCACTTGGCTAAAGGTATTGTTTACAATCAAAAATTAGAAATTCAATTCATGAAATCTTTATTATAATATGTTATTTATATAGAATGGACATGTTTTTTAAAGCTTGGCTTTACGCGACACATTTAAAATATCCCAAACACTCTTTTAAAAATTTGAAGGCTGTAAAAAAACAATATGGTGATTTCTTGCTTAAGAATAGGACAAACATTTTAAATTCCGCAAAAAGCATTTTAGCAACAGCTGGTATGAAAAAAAGGGACAATATTAAAATATTCCGGAAATGGGAAAATTTAAAGGCGAACGAAGTCATGATTGGTGGTGAGCATCAACTTTTTATTTTTGATTTATTGATTGGATTTCTATTGGCAGGTGTTGTTTATTGGACAGCTGGTCATCAAAAAATGAACTCAATCGCTGGTATGCAAACGTCAATATCAAATTTAGGGAAACCGATAAACAATATTTTGGCCCATATGTCTGCGGTGGGGCCAGATTCAAATACTGTGCGAATTTTTAAATTAGCATCGGCAAGCTTGGAACAAACGATAGAGACCGGGGACGTGAGTAGCCTGGATAAATTTTGCACTGATATGTCTAAACAAAATAGCACACAAAACAGCACGCAAAACAGTACGCAGATTACCCCCAAACCTGTAGGCTTGTTAAAAGATCTGGTTTCAAAAAGAAATAACAAAATTAAAAAAGAGTTAGATACGATTACGTATTTTTTTGAAAACTTTGTTTCTGGGAAATTTGATAAGGTTTTTTTTGTTGCAAAAAATATAGCAACTATAAACAAATTCTTTTTAAAATGTTTACCATTAGCATTACTTGACAGTATTGGCAACGATCTCGCAAATGGTTTGGAAGAAGTGAAGAAAACAAATTTATATAACAGAGCCGCAAATGCCATAGACGGTGCCAGCGGTCTAAATAATATTGAAGAAATTGAGGGTATCCTGCCATATTTAAAGGATACTTTTTTATTTGTAACTAATATTGCGTTAGGTACAGGTATAAATGAAATTGACGATACGTTGGGAGAAATTGAGATAGATTTAAATAGAGAGGCTTTATTTTTACGAAAAAGTTCTGTTACTATTGAGCAAATAAACCTTGAAATTAAGTCATTAAAGTTATATGTAAAAAAAATTACAACGGGTTATAAAAATTTAGCATTTTGGAGTTCATTGTACTCGGTATATGTGACTGGATTTATTGGCAGCTGTATTGTTGGTATGTATTATTCCATGGTAGATGGTTGCAAGGTTAGATATAGTTCAAGAATTGGTGAAAAATTATGGAGATCATACGGTTGTGGCTCCAGTAAAGGACGCAGTAAAGGATCCAGCGAAGGACCTAGCGAAGGACGCAGTGAAGGCCCCAGTGAAGGCCCCAGCAAAGGATCCATTGGTAATGGGCAAACGTTAAAGGATAAAAGGAAGAAAAGAAGGAAATCAACAAAAGGCAATAAAAAAGGCAATAAAAAAGGCAATACAAAAGGCAATAAAAAAGGAACGAAAAAGAAAGCGAAAAAGAAAAAAGGAACTAAAAAAAAGACCTAGAAATATTGCGCTTTTTTGTTGTTCCTTATATTTATATTTTGGTGTATTAGCGTATCAATAGCCATTACAATTGTAAAAAGCAGGATATTTGGCAGCGTTCTATTCTTTTTGTACGAAAACATGTAAATTATGTAAATTATTAAAAGTAACAAAATATGATGCATAATCCCTTCCCATTTAACCCATTCATAAAAGTTTTCCATTATACTCTAATAAAATAATAAAAATTAATAAAAATTAAATAATAAAATTATATAAAACGATAACGCGTTATTTATATAATTATGTCAGCGGAAAATAGAATAAGAAAAGAACTAGAAGATATCGCCGAAGATCCACCGAGTAATTGTTCGGCCGGGGTAGAGGGTACTGACCTTTATGCCTGGGAAGCAACCGTTATGGGGCCTAGTGACTCGGTTTATGAAGGTGGAATATTTCATTTATCAATTAAATTTCCAAAAAATTATCCATTTAGCCCTCCAAAAATTAAATTTTTAACAAGAATTTATCACCCAAATATTAATATGTCCGGGGGTATTTGTTTGGATGTTTTAAAGGATAACTGGTCACCAGCATTGACAATTTCAAAGTTATTATTATCAATTAGTTCTTTATTGACTGATCCCAATCCGGATGACCCATTGGTTCCTGAAATTAGTGATATCTATGTGAAAAATCGCTTGCAATTTGATTTAACGGCGCGAGAGTGGACACAATTTTATGCAAATAATTAAGAAATTTTTAACATTTTTGCAACTTTTATAAAAGATTGTCTTTTATGTGCAATATAAAATGTAGTACTTGATACCATAAAAAATATTATATATCTGTATTTGTTTAAAAAATATTTATATTTACTAAAAAAAGAATTGTCAACTTGCCCACCAACTTGTGTTGACACTTCGGTAATTCCATCTTGAACGGTTCCTCGTGCATCTTGAACAGATCCTCCATTAACTGCTCCATTAACTGCTCCATTAACTGCTCCATTAACTGCTCCATTAACTGCTCCATTAACTGCTCCATTAACTGCTCCATTAACTGTTTTCGCTTCTGTACTTAATTTTGTATTTTCCATTTAAAATTTTATATTATTAATATTAACAATATAAAACGAATTAATGCACACAACCGAAACAACTTTTGCACCCGATGCCGGCAACGGAGGCTATTGCATTGATGTTCAATTCCCCTTTTGAAGCGGATACAACTAAAGCAGCCATATCTCCTAAAATCCCTTCTTCAATCATATCAAGCATTATTTTTTCTTTAAAATCGCTTATGGGTGCATCTACTACTACTTGTTTAACTAATTTTTCAACTAATTCTTTTTGCTCTGAACCTTTTGCATCGGAAGCCTCAACAATTTCCATTGAAATTTGTAAAACTTTTATGATGCTTTGTGGTGTAATATCTAGATCAATAGTTCTTAATTTCAATTCTTCATGACATTTTTCAAAGTTACACATTATATATTATAAAAATATTTAAAAAAAAATAACTACATATAACCATATAATGCAGATTTTCATTAAAACTCTAACAGGAAAAACAATTACTTTGGATGTGGAACCTTCTGATACAATAGATAATGTAAAGGCTAAAATCCAAGATAAGGAGGGTATTCCTCCAGATCAACAGAGACTTATTTTCGCAGGTAAACAATTGGAAGATGGGCGCACCTTATCTGACTATAATATTCAAAAAGAAGCAACATTGCATTTGGTGTTGCGTTAATATTTATATTGAATTTTTATCTATATGAAATGATAAATCACCAACTTTTTGCCTTTCCCAAACGGCAGTTTGATCTTGTAGGGGGTCTTCTTTTTTAACCAATTTGCTATGAGCTTCACTACTAGAATTGAACCAACTATTGAAATTATTATTATCGGTAACATTACTATCAATCAATAAGCCACCACCTTTCATGGAACCTCTCATAGCACCTTTCATGGAACCTCTCATAGCACCTTTCATGGAACCACCTTTCAATGTATCATACTCATTTTCTTCAGAGATGCCATCAATAATATTGTTATTTTCTTTATATAATGCAAGTTCATTATCCTCTTCTTCTCTCATAGCATCGGCATCATTTTGAGAAGATTGATGTGCTTCAATTGCTTGTTTATGTCGTCTTTCATCTTTATATGCATCAAGTTCTTTTAATTCCTGAAGATCTAATTTATCTTTCTCGTTTTGTCCAGCTAAAAATCTAAAAAATGTACCAGCCATTGACCCGCCTTTCATTATTTTATATGATTTTCCTTTTGATCTTTTTCTTTGTTTTGATCTTTTTCGTTGTTTTCTTTGTTTTGATCTTTTTCTTTGTGTTGATCTTTTTCCTGGCGATCTCTTTGATCTCTTTTTCCCTTTTCTTTTATGAATTTTTTTGCTTCTTTTATTTTTTTTATTTCTATTTTTTTTTATACTAATTTTTCTACGCATTTTTATATATAAAATAACTAGAAAAAATAATAAACAATAATAAACAATAAATTCGTTTATATCTTATGTCTAAAAAAATTATTAAACGTATATATATATATATTGAATCACGGTTACCAGATGGTTGGTTTCAAGAATGTTTTGAATGTGACACGATAACCGCGCATAATATTTTTTTTGATAAATGTAAAAAGGATGATATTTCTTGGGAAATATATATCTATATATGTCCTAAATGCAAACTAATAAAAAATGAACAATTCATAAATAAGTGTCATAAATTTATATATGAAAAATATCCAGAAATATTCAAAATAATCCATTTAAATATTTTAAATAGAAATGCCAATATAATACAATATTGGTGGCGTCATCTCCCAGTTGATCCAAACCCACCAGCACCCCGTGTTGTACCTGGTAAATTATCGTTATCCTGTAATAAAACAATATAGAATGGTTTTAAATTAGCGCGACAAATTTGAAAATAACGTTTACCTTCTTCAAGTGTTGTTCTTGTATCACCTTTACCATACTGTTGTCCTAAACAATCAACCGCTGCGCATATTTCACCCCTATATCCAGAATCAATAATACCCGTACAATTTGCTTGTCTAATTGCCTTTTTATAAATAGAGCTGCGTGGGTGTAATTTATATGGTGTCGGTACTATATTGTATTTATACTCTTTCATAATATCAAGATTTGTTTGTATTTTTTTTACAATGTTAAATGTATTTATATCGCCAGATCTTTGCAATTGTATGTTGGAAATATTATCATAAAGAAATATTCTTTTAAATAGGCAACATTTGTTATCAATTTGACAATTGCTAATATTTGATGGTTTGAATGTGTACATTGCACCGGTTAAACCCAAGCCAACCATATGCGTTCCTAAATCTAAATCATGATTTTTTGTTTCTCCTTCTGGGGTGGAACGAGCCTGTACTTTACCAAGTGGTTGGAAAATATCAAACCCCGAATCAAAATGTGGATCATATTGTGTATATTTTCTATTTTCAATTATTTTTTCAAAAGTTTCATCACCAACCTGTATATTTCTATAATCTTTAGAATTAAAACGTGTATCAATTTCGTTCTTATTGGATCTTGTAGACCACACCATTAGATTATGCTTTTCAATTGCATTTTCGTATAATTTTTTCCTTTTATTGAAAAGTATATCATTTTCCTTTTTAATTAGCTTAATCATAAATACGGTATTTGACATTTTTTTAATTTTTTTAAATTCATAAATATTATAAAAATATTTATCAATTTAATTTGCGGCTCTGGTATGCTTATGCAGATGGTTTGCTACTGGTATGCTTATGCAGATGGTTTGCTACTGGTATGCTTATGCGGATGGTTTGCTACTGGTATGCTTATGCGGATGGTTTGCTACTGGTATGCTTATGCGGATGGTGTGCAATTTTTTGTTGAGAATGGTGTTATTCTTCTTATACAACTGGCATTCAATGTTGCGCTCTTTTTATTTTTAATATGGTCGCTAGCCGAAGTGCTTTTTTTAATGTCTTTTGTCATTTGTATAAGACATGATTGATATCGTCCACTTGTAAGTGAATTTTGACTTCTGTCAATTTGTGCCCAAGTTTTATTTGTATTATCGTTATTTTTTGTAAAATAATTACAAGATATATCGGCTGCAGCAATATTGGCAGCGGCTATTCTTTCAGTAAAAGAACTGGCATATTGTTCGGGTGATAATTTCCATAAAGAGTTTGAGCTTAAATCGCGACATTTATCAATACATGGCCTTGCTGAAGCGAATCTGGTTAATCTTTTAATGCGATTTCGGTAACTCATTTGTAATATTGGAACCTTTTTAATACCCATTGTATTCCCCATGCATGGTTTTTTTGTAGTAGCTGTAATACCATCGCAGCAATAAAGTCTACGATATTTTGCAGAATCATTTAAACTGCTCGCGGTCCCATTATATTTTGAAGCTGTTCTACCCATTAAATGTTTACCAGTATTTGTATAAGCTAAAGCAAATGTGCCTTTTTCTGCGTTTTTTTTTGATAACATTTGTTTAGCTTGTATCTTTCTTCTCATAACAACCATTGACATTTACATAATATACAGGTTTTAATTTTCCCAAAACACAATATATTAGGCTACAATATATTAGGCTTCAATATATTAGGCTTCAATATATTAGGATTCAAATATAGATCAAATATCTGTTTTTTGGATTATTTTCTAAACATCTTTTCAAAGCCCATGATAATTTTGAATATTTAATATTTTTACCACGTAAACAATGTTCAATGATTTTTCCCAATGACCAATAAGAAGCTGTTTTGAAAATTAAAGTTGGCAGCTCATCTATATTAATCATTTCATTGGATGTGAATTCGTTCTTAACGAATAATTTATTGATAATAATCATGTCTTTATCCATTGAAAAAATTTTGGAATTATTTGAAAAATAGTACTGTTTTCCTTTTTTGACTATATCTTTTAGATTGTAAATCGGTATTGTTAATTTATTTTCTTCTAATTCTTTCAATTGCTTCAGCAAACACAAAAATATATTTTCACATTCTTCAATTGTTATTTTCCCCATATTCAAAGTTTCTAATGTATTCATGATTGGTTTAATTTTTAATCTTTATATAACTTAATGGATAATATACAAATAAAAGAACGACGTAAAAGAACAAGAAATACAAGAAGCGCGAGAAGTAAAAGAAGAGCGAGAAGTAGAAGAACTAAAAAAACGACACTAAAAAAAAAGAACTCTTATGCTCCAACATTTCATAATGCTTTGGTAAGTTTAAATTCAACTTCGCCGAATAGAAGTATAATTGGAAATGAAGTTTTTATATGTCATGATGATGAATTGTATAATTCAAAAAAAAAGAAATGTTATAAATGGAATTCAAAGGTGGCACAAAAAATGGCATTGAAAAATTTAAATTCCAACAAGAAATTCAACGCCAAAGATATAATCGGACCAAAACAAATTATGGGAAATTGTTGGTTAAATTGTTTTTTTATGGTATATTTTGTAAGTGATAAAGGTCATAAATTTTATCGTCATTTGCGAAACTCCATGATAACAGGTAAAGATTTACATGGCAATCTTATACCGATAAAAATGCGCCGACTGCTATTTATATTTAACAAATTTATTGAAACAATATTGCGTGGAAATCATTCAAAATTAAATAAGAAAAATGCAATAAAAATGGACACCAATGTATTAATAAAGGAAATTTATAAGAATATCCCAAATGTTAATAGTCATTTAATACCAAATATAAATGAAGCCGGTAATGTTGAATATTTTTATATTGGTCTTATGAAATATATGAATATTGAAGAAAAAATAAGAAAAACGCGTATTGACACTATAGAAATGTATGAAAATATGGATACTTTATCTGATAGCCATATCATCATCTTGAAAATAAAAAACAACGGTGTTGGTTTTTCAAATAAGTATTTTAAAAATAAAAAAAAACCCCAAATTATTACAATAAACGATATAAAATTTAAATTAGATAGTGCTGTTTTATTGGATAACAATAATGAACATTTTTCGGCATATGTAACAATTAATAACAAACCGTTTATGTATGAAGGTTATTCTTATTCAAGAATAGTACCATTTAAATGGAAAAAAAAAATAAATTCAAAACAAAGTTGGGAAACATTTCAATCCACGAGATATTCTGAAAATTTCAATAGTTTTATGAAAGGGTACCAATATTTATATTATTATCGTGTTTAAAAACTTTTCCTTCTGTATTTCCGAGTCTTCTTATAATTATGTATATTACTTGGTATATATAAATCATACATCCATGTAAATAAGCTAATGCATAACAAATAACAAATGATTATAAAGCATATATATATTAAATATGTGTTAATATAATAGGGTTGAAATGACATGGTTTGTATTTGTTTGTATTTGATGGTTTGTATTTGTTTGTATTTGAGGGTTTGTTGTTTATTTTTTCAACAAAAATACTAAATCAATTTAAAATGTGACATTATAGTATAATGTCAAAAAATATTGCCATAGCGCAACCAAGATTACAAAATACAAGAAAAAATTTAGCAAAATCAACATCATCTTTTTTCAAAAATACAAATAGTACCATGAATTCACTTTTTAATTTTGAAAATTCTGCAAGAAAAATTCAAGTCTATGATTTATCAGGATGTATTAATAAAACAGATAAAGATAAAAAAAAATACAACCAATCGGTAATGGAAGCAAATGTTGGGCAATTTGATAGATTAAATCGTTTGAAAGCAAATAATAGCTGTTAACATATGGACATAAAGAGGTCCCAATGTTATATCCTATAAATGTTAAAACTGAATTATTTCAACGGACGTGGATTAGGAGAAACATCGCGATTAATATTAGCAGCAGTAGATGCAAAGTATGAAGATTTTCGTTACCCTTTTAAAATCGTGGATTGGGCAACTTTTAATATTGTGAAAGAAGAATTTGATCAAGATAAGGCATCTGGTAAACTATGGAAATCCATGGGAAGATTACCATTTTTGGAAGTTGGTGGGAAAGTTATTAGTCAATCAAAAGCTATTGAAAGATATTTGGCAAGACGTTTTTATTTAATGGGTGAAACTGATGAAGAATCTGCATTAATTGATAGTTATTGTGAATATATTCGCGATTTTAAAACGGCGTATCAAGGTGTTAAAAAATCTGAAAATAAAGAAGAGGCAATGGCTACGTGGTTTAACGAAACGTTGCCAGGAAAATTAACGGCCTTTGACGAGATATTAACTAAAAATGTGGATTTTCAAAATGTATCAGAAAACGAATCTCATGTGTATGCAGTCGGACATAAATTATCTTTAGCTGATATCGTCATATATTCATTTTTAGTGGATTTCTTTGATAACAAAGCGGGTGTTATAAAGGCATGTGAAAATTGTTTGAAATTGAAAGATATTGTTGATAGTGTTGGTGAGAATCCTAGAATCAAAAATTGGGTAAATAACCGTGCTGAAACCGCTTTTTAATTGTCTCATCGTAAAATTAAAGAAACCGATGCTGATCATAATTCGCAAATTATAATCAATTTTAATATTATTCAAATTTTGGACTTTCATTTTCTTCGTTTCTTAGTTTTCTTAGTTTTCTTAGTTTTCTTTCTTCTTTTCCTATATTTCTTTTTTGTTTTTCTTCTTCTTTTCTTGGATTTTCGGTGGCGAGACCTTTTTCGTCCTCTGAATCCAGCGATTTTACCTGCGGATTTTTCTGCCTGCTGCTTACGAAACTTATTATACATTTTCATAGCACTTTGAACAAAGTCTGATGGTTTTTCACAAATACATTTTTTTTGTGCGCCTTCTACATGACCACCTTCAGCAGCGTTTGGTAGTGGTGAAGGTGGTTCTGGGTCTGCATCTGAATTTAGACGATTTGTGTAGGACATTATATATTATACAAATATTTTATTTAAGGAATCATTTTTATTACCAAAAAGTATTTTATAAAACTATTTAAGATAATATTATTAATTTTAATTAATAATGTTAAAAATATTTATAACTTTTTTAATTAATATTGTAATATCCCAAAACTTAAATGATTATTCATGTCGCTAAATCTGGGAACTTACCAATAGTTTAAATGATCAACCCTTATATTCTATGAAAATATTTTCTTGTATTGTACCTCCATCTTTATTATCCACAAACGACCCGATACCAACAATTGCTCCTTCACCTTTGACAATACTTTCAACTAATTCAACTAATTCAACTAATTCAACTAATTCAACTAATTCATATAATAATTCTAATAATTCTAATAATTCTAATAATTCTAATATTTCATATAATGTAAATAGCACTTCCGAATCACCAATGGTGGATCAAATTCCTGAATATAATCCACCAAATAGCATAACAGATGAAATAGTTTAAAATATAGTCCCGCAAATTCAACTATACAATCCGAAGTTACAGTTGATAATGTTTACATTATTATTTTATTATCTATATCTTTACCATGTTTTGCACTATTAATGTTGATTATATTAATAAATATAAAAACATTTAAAAAAAAATGTAATTTATGTTTAAAAAAATGTAAAAGGAAGAACCAAATAGAACGCGAGGTAATTGATTTGGTGGGAGGGTTGAAGTGGACGAAAGTGTGGGTACTGTTGAACGTCCCGTTAGGAATGAACGGCCCGTACGGAATAAACGTGCCGTTAGTCATGAACGCCCCCCGTTAGACATGAACCTTCAATTGGTGGAGGAACTCCCATTAGGAATTAAAATTGATATTTAAAAGTTATTGAAAATAATATCAATTACAATGTTGGTATTAACCAAGTTATTATACTCATATGACGAGGTAAAACTTAATTTAATGTTTGCCTTACTTGATAAAAAAGATTTTAATAAAGTTATATTTTGGTCTACAGAAATATATCACAGTGGTTTTACGAGAGAATTATCAGAATTTTCTTGGGAACTTTATTATAATTTTTATGCACTTTATTCAAATGCGCCATTATATAAATTAAAATGTAAATTTTTACATTTTAATAAAACAAATGATTTTACATATTTATTACAATTTTTACATATATTGTTTCAATCTGATCCTGATTGCGACATATTTATAGTAAACTATATGGTTAAAGTAAAAAATGTATCAAAAATAACCAAATTTGAAAAGGTATTTGAAACGATTGAATTTTTACTTAAAAAAAATAAAATATACCATATTATTAATTATTTAAAAGCCATATTAACGCAGAATGAAAGCGAAGCTATATTACAATATAATAATTTCATGGAAAAAAAAAATATACCATTATTTAAAAAAAATATATTTTCACGTAATATATTTTCACAAGTAATAAATCATTTCTTTAAACATATGTTTAAAATGAAAAAAAAAAGAATTAAAATAACTAAATTGAATAACAAATATATTGAATATTATAAAGAACTTAATACCGAGACCATTTCTACAAATATGTTACAAACAAAGCGTCATTATGAAATTGAAGATTATACGGGTATTTTCCAATTAGATAGAGATTCAACGTCTATTACTAATGTATTTCATTATCATTGGGAATATTATTCAAAAAACACCCCTTATTGGTCTGACAAGTTTGATGAATTTAATGCTTCATTCAAAGACGCGGATATTATATTTCCAAATGATGATTTGTTGGACGGATTTTATGAAAAATATAATTACGATGTGGATGAATTACCCTTAGACATTAGCAATAAAAGTATTAAAAAATTAAGCAATGATCGTACAATATTGGATTTTCTATATAAATACTTCAAAACAATAAATTTACCATTTAATAAAAATAAAATTGATATTAAATCTATATTTAAAATATAAATTATATAAATATAAATATATAAAAATGCCTAAAAAAAATACAACCGGTGGTAGTCGCCATAAAAAAATGGCATCTAAAACATTTAAAGAACCAAGGATCGCAAAAATGAGATTTGCTGAAGAAGGTGAATCTTATGCCAGGGTACTCACCATGTATGGACACGGTAATATGGAAGTGTTATGCAATGATAAGGTTAAAAGACTATGTGTCATTCGTAGAAAACATAAAGGTAAAAATAAGAGGGATAATATGTGCTCTGTGAATTCTATGATTTTAATCGGATTTCGCGAGTGGCAGGTTATCTCTGCAAAAAAAAGAGAAACCGTTGATTTATTATATAAATATGATACATCCCAAATGAGTGAATTAAAAAATGCCAAAGATATAAATATGGATATCCTTCCTAATTTTGTAACTAGTGAAATTGCCATGGGTGGATTTGAAGTTGATAGAACAATGTCAACACACCAAGAAATAATTAAAGAAAATGACGCAAAAGTTGAGGAAACTGTAATGGAAAAAAGCGAAAATAAAATAGAAGGTGTTGATTGGGACGATATTTAACTAAGAACTTGATAAAAATATAACAGACGCGCGTGATTTTATATAATTTGCCGATTTAATAGGATATTCTATTAAATAATTAATATCGCCCCATTTTATGGTTTGTTTGATAACTCTACCCGGTCCTTTTATCTCATCTATTATTGTATTATTTGAAGATATTTCTTTAAACCATACCATTGAATCCATTGGTAACATTCTATATCTACCATCTTTACTTTTAAATTGTGTATAATTCATTTTTTTTTTGGTGAAAACGTTTATTATTGACATGTATATTACATTTTTATTTTAATATACATGTCAATATTTTTCATGTTATTCATAATAGAGTATTTGGCATTTTTTGTATAATTTATGTGACCATATAATTCCCATAATATAAATAAGCATCATTGTTACCTTAAAAAAATCATGAACGCTTTCTTCAGATGTAAATTCTTGAAATATAAAATAAGGCGGTAAAAATATGCGGCCAAAAGAATATAGTATAAATTGAAAATAATATAAACTTTTATTTGGATACTTATTTTTAAGTTGCAATGTATGATATATAATGTTTCCGGGTAAATTTGTTAATTCTCCGAGAGGTAACAAACATGTCATTATAAGGCTTTCTTTTGAACAATTATACATTAATCCCATCATAATCAGGTGGTGAGTTGATAATGTTACCACGGATATTGAAAACTTACTATTAAAAAAAAAAACCATTTCGTTTATAAAAAAACCATATGTGTTCCCGCGAAATATAATATCTACATGTTTTCCTGAATAATGAGAAAATAATGCAGCACAAAGAGTAATAACCACGTGTAAAGTGGATAAATAATTATTTCTTATTTTCGTATTTGTTTCAATTTTTTTTAATTTATTATTTAATGCATAATAACTTCCGATACCAACGGCTATTTCCATATTATTTAAATAAAATGAAATGTTTTTAAACCACTTGTGATATTGCTTGAAATTATTTTTTGTTGGAACGGTACAAAATTTTAATCTTTCTCTCAGTATAATCTTTTACAATCTTTTTAATTCTTATCAAATGATCAGAAGAAGAAATAATAGTTGCTACTCGTATATTTTCCTTATAAAGTAATTTCATGCTAAATTTAATATTTTCAATTGTACTTTTTGATTTATTTTCAATAATAATATCTTTTTTTGTTATTTTTGAATTTTGACGTATATATTTTGACATCATAAAAGCTTCCGTATGCTTGTTATTGTGTGGATTTCCTCCACTCAATATAACCTTGTCACCAGTTTTATATAATTTTATAAATACATCCAATCTTTTTTTTAATATTGGATGTATTTCGTTTTTATGAAGTTTATAGCCCAATACAATATACATCATATAAATATAGTCTATATTATTTCATGTAAATAACTCGTAAATAGCTTCTTGTAAAATATAATCGTTATTTTGACGTATTTGAATATCAATTATATTATCAATTATATTATCAAAGTATGTATTTTCCATATTTGGGAATATTGCGATATCTTCAATAGCATCTTCAATAGCATATTCAATAGTATCTTCAATAGCATATTCAATAGTATCTTCAATAGCATATTCAATAGTATCTTCAATTTCTTTTGTATTTTTAAGTTGGTAACGACAAATGGGACAGTTTGCTTGACGAGTAAATACCCATTTTTCTATAGCTGTTGGATCAAATACATGGTTGCATGGTAAACATGCAACGATTTCAGTATCTCTAAATTTTCGCATGGTTATCGGACATGTATCATTTAATTTTGTTTCACTGAACACTTTATATTCAAGTTCATTTGAAGAATCCAACACCCTTTTATATGAATGTTCATTAACGGTGTTTATAAAAGGTAACATTTTTATATATCTTGTTTTTTACTATTTATATCAATTATATCCGATTTTTTTATTTGCATTTCCATGTTTTTTTTTTTAGTTTTTGATTTTTTCTTGCGTAAAAATATTTTTTTAGTATTACCTTTTGATTTCTCATAAAAAATGAAGTGAAGTGAATTTAATTTATGAAATACGGATATTGTATTTTCCCAATAAATATCAGTAATTGAATTTATTTTTGTTAAAAATGAAGCGTAATCGGTATTATTAATTACTTTATTATCAACTGTGCAATTATATTTCAATATTTCAATTATTTTGAATTTTTTATTTAAAATATTACAATTTTCAGAAATAAGAGTTTTCACATTTTTTTTTAATAAGATATTATCACCAATTTCAAATTTTTCTTTTACAACTTTTATAATATGGTTATGTTTATCAACATATAAAAAAAATAAATCAATAGTTTTTATTTCTTCTTTATAAAATTTATTGAATTTTTTTTCTTTATTTATATAACTTGATAACCATTTATCTTGTAAGTCTAAATCATTTTGTATACCTAACTCATTTTGCAAGTCCTGTTCATTTTGCAAGTCCAGTTCGTTTTGTACATCTAAAACATCAAAATCTTCAATATCACTTATTTCAATATCACTTATTTCAATATCACTTATATCATCAACAGGTTCGTTTATTGACATTATTATACTTATTTATTTTAACTTTTATATTCAAACTTAAAAATCCACCATTTCTTCGTTTTGTTCAACTTCAATTTCATCCAATTCTTCTTCACTTTCTTCTTCGTACATATATTTATTTACGATAAAATCTTTCTCAGCTTTAGACATTTCTTCCTTTTCAATTATGTCAACTTCCTTTTCAATTATGTCAACTTCCTTTTCAATTACTTCAACGGGATTTTCTGTTTTACCCTTTTTTACAGTACATTCAAATAGAGACACTTGTTTCCGCGTTGCATTTTTTTCTTGTTTAAAATATTCCAAAGTTTCTTCTTTATTATATCTACTCTTATGAATTCTATTTTTTCCAAATCTTCTCCTGCCAGAATCTCTACCCGAATCTCTACCTCTACCCGAATCTCTACCTCTACCCGAATCTCTACCTCTACCTGAATCTCTACCTGAATCTCTACCCGAATCCATACCTCTCATGGAATCCCCCCACCTACCCGAATCCCCATATCTCTGCCCAGATTCTTGTTCAGAATCACCAGAATCAAAATTATTAAATCTTTTAGAAAAAGATTTATTTTGAGAATTTTCTGAATTTTCCGAACTTTGGAAATTGGCCCATCGGTTGTTTACCTTTAAATTTGGTGACGTTTTAAACTTTTTGAATCCGTTCATTATTTTATTATTAACATTATATTTTTATATAGATAAAAAATCAATTTTATTTCGCGTAAAAAAATAATATACATATATTATATAATGGTAAATGCATGGATTTCACATTTGAAAGCTTTTCGTAAAGCACATAAAGGAATGAGCTTGGGTGATGCTATGAAAGCTGCTAGCGCATCCTACAAAAAAACATCGGGTATCGTTGGAAAAGTTATCGGATCCACAAAAAAACGTAAAAAAAAACGTAAATCCAAATCTAAATCCAAATCTAAACCTAAACCTAAACGTAAATCCAAACGTAAATCCAAACGTAAACGTAAACGTAAAAAATAAAATATTTATAAAATATTTATAATAATAAATATTTTATGCATAATTAGACATAGTTAAGAAGTCTGATGCTTTCAATTCAGATATCATTTTTTTAAATTTTTTATGGGATGCTTTTACAGATAATCTTTTTACTGGATTTGGATGAACATTTTGATAAAGTAAATCGTTAATAAATTCTTTATGAAATGGGTGGAGTACATCAGGTGATATTTTTAACACCGTATCGTATTGTTTTAAATACATCAATGATAACGCATATAAATCCCATGTTTTGTGGTAATTTTTAACAATGTGTTTGATTCTTTTTTCTACATTGGGAAACATGGCTTGGTATCCGAGTAAGGTTTGGATACATTTATTAAAATATCCATCTTTATTGAAATCATAATAATTATTCAAATATGTTTTGAATAAACTATGTTTTAAAATAAATTTTTCAACTATAGTTTCAATATCATTTTCAGTTGGATTTTCATTTGGATATTCATGTTCATGTAATAAATAACATATATAGTGAATCTCAATGCACCAAACTCCCTGGGTTGGGAAAAATCCATAAAAATAGTCTTTTAAATCTTCAAAAGAATCAAAATTTAGTTTATCAATTTCAAATGATAAACCGAAATCTATTATTACTCCCAATTTATTATCAGTATCGTACAATATATTATCCCATTTAATATCGTAATGGACTATTTTTTTGTCATTCAATAATTTAAAACCATTTAAGGCATTTTCATAAATATTAAAAAATATAGTTAAAGCTTCTTTTCCTCTATTTTTCTCCATTGTATCAATAAAATTCTCACCATTAACTTTTTTTAATTTAGCTAAAACCATATTGCTATTCGGATATTTTCTAGAGGCATTGCAGTCATATTTACCATTATCATCAATATCTTTAAAATTTATAGGACACGTACTAACCAATGGTGAAAAAAATTTACCATATGTTTGGTTTTGTGATATTTTTTTCCCAATGGATAACTCATTTTCTAAGCGATATTCATCACCTTTTCGCAATACAATTAGTTTTGAAACATATTTTTTATTTTTTGACTTTTTTCCCGAACACAATAAATGTGGTTTAAACACGCACCCGAATGTACCTTGGCCTATTAAGGCTCCACCCATCTGCTTCTCTTTTTTCTCATTTTTCTTCCTTTCCTTATCATTTTCCTTATTCATTTTCTTATAATATTGTTCTTTACCTACGAAATTTGTATATAATCCCCCTTTTCTTATCATATGTCGGATTATAATACCTCTATTTTTTTTAATTTTTTTAAAACATGAAACTGGTTTTTGACATTGATAATCCTCACCATATTGTTCATCGTACTTATTACCAAACCATTTGTTAAATGCTTTTTCATTTTTGTGATATTCCAATGGATCTAAATCATAACGTATGTACTTAGCTTCCATAAGACAGGGAGTTTCGTAAGAAAATTGTGTGCAGCCAACTGGATCCGGAATCTCAAAACTAGCCGGACTTTCAATATATCCTTTGTCCATAGATTTAAATAATTCTATTTTAGTCTTGGGTATGATTTCTTGCGTAGGCAATAGCACATCTTTAATCAACGCATCTAAAATACCATAACAGGGTATTTGTTTAAAGTCTATTAACAATTGTCTTGTATTATGAAGTAACATTGCACCACCTGTTTTATTCTTTGCCAACTCTTTTTTATTCTTTGCCAACTCTTTTTTATTCTTTGCCAACTCTTCTTTATTCTTTACCAACTCTTCTTTATCCTTTGCCAACCGACTTTTCTCATCTTTCAACTGCCTTTCCTCTTCTTCTTTATCCTCATCTTCTTCTTCTTTATCCCTTTTTTTTTCATTTATTATATCCTTTTCTAATTTCATTTTTTTTATTTTTTTTTTCAACTTTTTGGATATACCCGATTGTGTATCAAAGCAAAAGTTATACATTTCATCAAAAGATGTTTGTGATAAATTTTCCAAAAATATATCAAATATTTTTTTTATAAACGTATGGGCTGGCGCATTGTAAAGTATTATATCATTTAGAAATTCGTTTTTTCCCTTCATTTCTGTCTTCATTTTTTCAAAATTAGCAATCACGGTTGGAATAGCACCATCAAAATGTTTTACCTTGTTTATAAAACCACGTTGAGCGGTTGTTATAATAATGGATCCTGCACTAATACCGAAACCTTGATAATACAAAATATCAAAAATAATTACAAATATTTTTAAAACATTAATTTCACCATCAGGATGTTGAATTTCAAGAGACTCCCATAATTCAACATTAGACTCTGACGCTCCCCCAACTAGTATTTCTATATCATCCGCGTCCAGCCCTGCTGTGCCTGCTGTGCCTGCTGCTGTGCCTGCTGCTGCTGTTTCCGTTTCAGCTGCTGTGCCTGCTGCTGCTGTTTCCGTTTCAGCTGCTGTGCCTGCTGCTGCTGTTTCCAAAGTGTTGGAGATATGTACGTATCCTTGTTCATTTGATGCACCACCAACTGGTGGAGGAACTACAAATGGTGGTGGTGCAGGTAATGGTGGCGGTGGTGGTGCAGGTGGTGGTGCAGGTGGTGGTGGTAATGGTGGAGGCGCAGGCCCTGCTGTGCCTGCTGTGCCTGCTGCTGCTGTTTCCGTTTCAGCTTCTGTGCCTGCTGCTGCTGTTTCCGTTTCAGCTGCTGTGCCTGCTGCTGCTGTTTCAGCTGATTTCAGTTCAACAGGCTTTGTTTCGGCGGGTTTCCCCACAGGAGGAATATCAACTTTCAATTCACCGATAAATGTTTTAAAAATGTTTTTATTTTTTATTATATTTATGGCCCTTTTAAAGTTCTGTTTGAAGCTCGCTTTTGCATCTTCAAATTGTTTTTCTTTACCTTCATAATTTGTTTTTTGTGGTCCTTTATCCATTACAACAAGTGTACCCCGTAGGTTTTCTTTAAAATCATCCACAAATTTTTTTATTGTTTCACTTTTCAAAAACTTATCAATAAAATCACCAATTGTTTCAACATTTCCCAATTGTTTGGCGACGCCTAAAAAATCTGGAATCCCGGGTGTTACGAATGAATACAGTATCTCCTGTATATATGGATCACTTTCGTGATTATCCTCTTCTTTTTCCGATGCACCCACAGCGGCTGCCGCTCTTTCTTCATCCGTCATATCACAACCAATGGTACCATTTTTATCTCTTTCAAAATCTCCCATTTTTTTTATAATATTCTGTAGCAAAGAATGCGTTACATATGGTAATCTCATCCCAAAATTTCTATTCCAAAAACCTTTTGTAAAAAATGCATCACAAATATCATTATATACCAAATACCCATCTTTATCTGTTTCGTTTCCTTTATCGCATTCATTTTTATATGGATCAGGTTTAACATTTCCTAACAATTCATTCAAAATCATACCTGCTGATAAGTTCGTGAGCATATCACATACCTCGGTAACCATTTTTTTTAAAAACTTTTTAATACCTAGTTTTTTAAATAAGTTAACCAAAAAATCTTTCATACCATCTTGTTTTGATTGAATATCCTTCATGTTACAAAATGTTTTTAAAAATAATTCTGCTCTTTTTTCTTTCCCCCCATTAAACCATTTAAAATCAACGGGTTTATTGGCATCACTTGAAAGTACAATCATTAAATCAAATATTTCATGAGTGTGCTTCACATCAAAATTACATGGTTTTTTAAAAATATCACCACCCTTCATAACTTTCGCTCCATTTGCACCTTCCTTTGCACCTCCATTTGTGTCATCAGTGGTAACACTATCGCATCCATCATCTGATTCGGGTATAAGGTTCCCAATTTTTGCATTAATTATAAAATATCTACTGGAAATTAGATACGCCTCTATGTTTGCTTTCAATGATTCGCCAATTGCATTTTTTACATTATTGATAATATATGCTCTACGACGATCGCAACCGTTTATTGGTAATTTACCATCATTATTTATTAATTCTTCAATAAAAAAATCAAGAATTAACCCATGTATACCCTCATAAAATATACCTGGACCTTCTTTATCTTCATTTTTTTCTTCTTCTTCTTCATTTTTTTTATATTTTTTATCTGTTTTGGGCGCTTGAAACGTGACATTGAGCTTACCTTTTTTAAATAATTTAATTTCGGTAGTTTTCACTTCATCCCATACATCTTTACCGATGCGTAAACTCCCAGATCTTCCGCAAAATTTTTTATATTTTTTTTCGGTACCCGTTTTTTTATAAAAGGAACCAGCATTAACGAAAGCTTCCAATTCTTTGAATTTATTAATATTATTAATTATATATTCCCTACCTTTCCTATCTTTTCTTGCTTTCCCAATCGCCATTTTAACTATCATCATCCGTTCACGTTGTAACTGAATTTCTAGCGAATACTTATCCCGCATTGCACCTTTCAATAAATTTATTATGGTTTTTTTCATACCATTTTCTATTTGAGACAAATCCAAACCCATTATATTTGAAATTTTTTGAACAAGATGTGCAATAACGCCAACACCCACTACCGCCCCCAATGGCGATACACCACCTATTTGCCCATCTATTTGCCCATCTCCTAGTATTGACATTTAATATATCATTACATATTATTTTTTTAACCATTGTTGAAACCCAATACTCTTCACTACATGAAAAGAGGTTTCCAAATGTTCTTCAGCGATTTCCATAGCTTTACGTTCAATATCCGTCAATGATTCTATATATTCTTTCACTTTGACATCCATTGCCTCTTTGACATACATTGCCTCTTTGAGATCATTTGCCATTTTTGCATCCATTACACCAACCTTTGCATCATTCACGTTCATCGTATTCATTTATAATTCTATTTCATATCTATTTTTTTATATCAATTTTATATTGGCCGTTTTATAAAGTAAAACAATAATGATCTATCCGTCTTATTTTTTAACATGATTTTCGTTAAATCATAATCCATAACATAACCTAAAGTATTTAAAATATTTATAACCTTTTCAATGTTATCCACAAGTATAAATTCACCATCATCAATAAAAGCCTTTATACATTTACTTTCATCGCGGCAGCAATCAAACGTTTTAAATGGTGATAAAGTACTTCGTGGAACAGTTTTTAAATGTTTATTTAAATCATCGGGGCAATCGCTGGTAATAATGATATTTTTATAACAGGTTGTGAAAGGATCCAAATAGGTTTGTTTGCTAATTTTATACATTATAAGATCTTCAAATATTTTTTTAAATTGATAAAAAATATTTAAGTTATTAAAAAACCATAAAAACCATAAAAAACCACAACCATGTCTATTTACCGCTTCAAATTTAGCCAAGAATTTATGTCACCACTTATTGAATTTTCAAGAGTGCATCAATTTGACAAATCTCCAGAGTTTAAAGATTCATTTCAAACATTTTGCGATGAAAATGAAGATATCATTGAAAAAGAAAAACAGATTTTAAATGATAAAGGTTATAAAGGAAATGTTATTGATAAAATATACAAGAGTTCTAGATATTATTTTAAAAATAAAGATTACACCCCACAAGAAACAAAAACACGTAGAAAATATATTAAACAAGACAAAGAATTTATCAATATAGTAGACGATGTTGTTACAATATCGGTCAGGAACAATGAAAAACCCGCATTGTCGTATCAAAATTTTATTGATAATAATGAATATTCGGAAATTTTAAACGCAGAAAAAAAGAGATTAAGTGAACATCTTAATAAAGACGACGTTACTTCTAAAATAAAAAAGACATTTAAAAATAGATTCTTTATTCAAAAAAAAGTTTGTTAGTTTCATAATTGCTTCATAATTTATCTTTCATAATTGTTTCATATTTTTAAAGTCACTAAAACATATTTTTTTTACAGTTTTAACTTCTACTTCTTTTAACCATTTGAAATCTGAAAATTTACCGATACGTATATATTTATTAGCTTTATTTGCGGCGATATTGTTCCTATTAACCTTTTCCTTTTTTTTAATTCTACTTTTAACAAAGACCGATTCTTCAACTTCTAATGTCAATTCTTTCAATTCTGTTAATTCCGCTAATTTTTCTTCCTTGTCCAGTAATTCATTCTGTTTTTTTATATTTTCTTTGCGATCAATATAAATATCGGCACAACCATTCATTTTTACAAATTTACGTGCGGCGGTTTCCAAGTAGTTATATTTAATTGTAACATCTGACCAATAATGGAACCCTTCTTGATCATAATCGTAAGACATTATTACGGATCCATCTGGCGTAAACTCTATGATGCATGTATTCGTTGGTTTATTTCCCGAAATATCAGCATTTAAAGGATATTTTTCTTCGTAAAGCTCTTCTTCATATTCTTCACGAAGCTCTTCCAATTCATCCACGGTATCATTCCAAGCATATTTTGAAACTAAAAATGCACCCAATGTGATGCCGAAAGAATATAAAAAAAAGGTGCCAATTACATAGTTCATCTGATTATACATGTATTCAAAGGTGGTTTCTGAATCACATTCCATTTATAAAAAATATTAAAAAATTATTTTTAAATATTTTTTATTAATATTTTTATTTTTCTCTCAACATTTCCCTTCTCAAATCAAATAACATTTTCACTTCATCGTCTAAATCAGCACATTTAATTTTAATATAACTTTTTTTATTTGGATGCAAGCAAACTAAATAAAGATCACCAACGGTAACGCCGTAATTTTTTTCCAGAATAGCTTTATAGGTATTTAATTGGAGAGAATAATGCCAGAAATTAGAATTTGGTAAATAATTAATGCATTCGGTTGTTGCGGTTTCCCATTGATTTGATTTTTTTATATCTTTACAACGTTTCCAATCATAAATATCAATCACACCATCTCTTTGAAATGTCATATCAATTGATCCGGCGAATTTCAACTCTTTATCCCAAATCATCCATTCTGTGCGAAACGGCTTCAAATCTTCATGCATTTCGTGGAATTTTTTAAAATATTTATATTCAATAGAATCATTTTCAACCGGTAATTTGTTATAGAAACGCTCAATATCGTAGTGCATTTTAGTGCCGGCTTCACTAGCCTGTTTACCGTTATTGCTCCATTGTTTTTTTATTTCAAATGCCGTTAAACCGAAATATTTACTTTGGGGCCATTTATTGGAAGACATCATTTTATTAATGATTTTTTGGGCATTGAAATGTGGAAAATGCGAATGGTTCCACTTTGTAACGGACATGAAATCACTGTCGCCATCTATTGTATAAATATGCGGACCTTCTTCAAAACTGATGCTTTTATCGCGTTCATGTGGGTTCAGATTAGCGAGATATGTGGGAGACTGCATTTATTTATTTTTATAATGGTACAAAAGTTATAAAATTTTTTATCAATTTAAGTTTTAAAGTCAACTATGTTAAGCTTATTAATGTTATGGTTACATTACCGTGAGTTCCATTTGTGGCTTCTGACGATTGACTTGTACCTGTATTATAAGAAGCACCACCTTCGGCTCCTTTTGTTCCAGAATAATGGCGGGTATCGCCACCATTTATACCACCACCACCACCACCTGTATACGCACCATTCCCCCCTCCTCCACCAAATCCGCCGTGATTTCTATACGTGGCATTATCAGAACTATATCCCCCAAAACCACCCTGCCCTCCGTTCACTAAACTTTTCCCACTTGAACCATACGTTGAACCACCGCCATCCGAAATAAGACCACCACCACCACCAGCTTCCCAGTTGTTGCCTTTAATCCCGCCACCAGTACCCGAATCATTTGGCAACCGCGCATTTATGTTTTCTACATTGGTTCCATTGTTACCCTGATAATTTGAACCGCCGCCTCCCCCAGCTATAATTAATACCGATGATACACTATACGGTGATTTCATAACAAATGTACCTCCTCCACCACCACCACCGGATGAAGTGGTGGTAGCTCCCCCAGTTGCATCACCATATTGTGATCCTTTTTGCCCTACTAATATTTTAATTATGTCACCGCCGATTAAAGTAAAGGTACCTTCTATAACAGCTCCCAATCCACCTAGTCTTGATACAACCCCTCCATGACCACCGTTTGCACCTTTTGCTATTATTTTATATGTACCACTTACGGGGACCTTCCATTCTTGAATACCCTGTGTAACATTAAAAAAACTTAGATTACTTGCCCACGAAGGATAAAACGGAGGAGAACCCCCGGTGAAAGTTGAAAGTGTTGGACCGTTTTGACCAGTTACATTATGATTAGTGAATGTATGTGAAGTGAAATCATATAAAGAATCGGGTGATTCTATTGTTTTACTTCTCATATCGTTAGCGCCACCAACACCGCCTATACCAATTGTACCACTCTCTGGCGTACTTGTCCCATCAGTAAAAGATTTACCGTAAAAATAATCCATTCCAATAGCGGGATTACCTGACAGATCGTGTGCCCCATCGCCATTTATAGCGTCATATATTTCTTTAAAATCAACATTAGTTGAACCGATTGGCATTTATATTAATATAATTTTATTTTTTATATTAATATTTTAATTTAATAATTCTCTCAACTCATCCATTTGAGATTGCAGAGACTGAATTTGTGTTCGCTGTTGATCAATTTGTGTTTGTTGTGTTTCAATTTGCGTTTGCTGCGCCTTAATACCTTCAATTAACAACGGTGTTAATTTTTC